TTGTTACGCCTGACAACCTTTTGCCTAAATTGTTAATGTCAAACGACTGCTTTGTTACACTCACAAATTGATTTTCGAATAAGTCAATCTGAACTTTCTCTGTTCCTCCACTTGTTGTTCCTGTTTGCTCCCTTACCCACATCACATCATCAATGTAATTCGGATCTGCGTTTAAAGTTGTTATTGTGCCAGTATAAACTGAATTAATATCTTGGATTGTGTTACCACTTGCTTCATTTGTTGGGAAGTAAGCTTTCAATCCAGTTTCTGAACCAGTCCATGTTCTTGTCATGTCATCTAATACATCTGATGCACTTCTTTCAACAGTCCATACATTCAAACCTTTTTGATTAGATGTACCTAAAAGTGTTGATGGATTTGGTCTAAATCTACCCCAACAAAAAACACCTCCAGGTCTTGACAATTGCAAAGTGTTTGAATCTGTATCTGTTTGCAAAACTCCATCAACATACAGTTTTGTGAGTCCACTTGATTCGATAGTAAAAGTAATATAGTACCATTGACCTCCATTGAAGTATTGACCAGCATTTGATTTTATTTCACTAAAAGAATTACCACTTGGTGAATTGGAAAAAAAACAATTCAATATACCACTTGCATTTAATTCTGTGTAAAATGTTCTTTGACCACTATTTCCATATTGAGCCATCAAAAACTCTCTTGTCATTCCGTTAAAAGTTGTATATTCTGGTTTTAACCAAAACCCAACAGTTCTTGCACCAGTTACAAAGCTTGTTCCGATTATAACTCCATCTTGATACGCTCTATCAAAACTCAAAAAATCTTCATAAACTGGAACATCTGCACCCTCTTGTATTAAGTTTAATTCATTCATATTAATAAGATTGGTTGTAAATGATTCCTAAATCAAAAGTAAAACTAAATTGTTTTGATGTTCCTTTGTTGTTAAACGATCCACTGTTGTTTGTCATTTCAACCCTTCTCCAATTATTGCCACCTTCCCACAATTCAATCACTGGACTATCAATTAAAGCTTTCATCAAATTGTTGTCATTTTCGCTTGTTGTCGTTTCGCTTACAATCAGGTAATTTGTCACCTCGTTTCCTAAACTCACATTTCTACTTCTTGCACTCTCTAAATCATTGAAATTCCTTTGAACTCTTTTTCCATTCTTTCTTGACTTTTCAACATTGTAAACATCTGTAAACAACCAAAATGATTGGCCACCATTGGTGTTTGTGAATCTGAAATATTTACCCTCACATTTTGGAATTCTGTAATCAATGTCAATATAAATATCTTTGCCACCAATCAATGCAAGTTCATAGAAGCTTGTCGAATTTAAAGATGTCATTTCTGTTCCATTACTATCAATCAAACACAACCTCAACATTCTTTCTTCCTCTGTTGTGGTTAATACTTTGTTGAAAACAGATGTACCACCTAAACTATCAAACAAAATACCTTGATTAGAACCAAACCCATCAATTTGAACATCAAAAGGATAACCTTTCCAGCAAGTAACATTGAAGTCATTCACTCCCAATGGCAAACCATAGATTGAAGGATTCAAATAACTGTAATCAATCATGTTTGGATCTTCTAATATTTGCCTACTTGCTTTTAAGAAATAAACAGGAATAAAAGAAGTGATTGAATCAACTGGTACACTTCCAGAATCGTAAACATCTATATCAAACAAATAACCCTTTGATATTGTATTGTCATTGAATAATCCATCTGCTGGAGTTGATAAATTAGGGAATGTATATTGTGGTTCAATGAAGTTGTCAAACTCGTAAACTGTACCCCTTACAATACCACTTAAATTGTATTTAAAGTCACCACTTGCATCAGGTATTAAATCAACTGTTGTGATCAATGTCAAATCTGCATTCCTAATTGTTAGAACTGCCTTGTCGTAACTTGTTATCGAACTACTGAATTCTAAATAATAAGGATTGAAACCAGCAATCAATCTGCTATCTGTTGGTATGTTAGTTGTTATCGCCATTATACTTTCCTTTTATCATTTTAATTATCTGTATTCCTTCTTCTTTTGTTTGCACCCAACAAACTGGATGCTCTGTTTTAAAAACATAGTCACTCCATCTTCCCAATCTTTTTACTTGAAGTCTAAACCTTACAACCTCATTATCTATTGTTTGCACATCTCTAACCATTCTGTACCTTTTAGGCCTTTTGGTAAAATTTAAAAATCTCTTGACTAACATTCTGTTGTTCTTTTGTTTGTATTTCTTCTAATAATTTGGCAATCCTTCCATCTAACAATATGGATGAAATCACCTTTCCTACATTGTATTGGTTTGGGACTTTTATTCCCTCTCTTGCTATCTTACGAGCAATCAGGAATGCAAGTTGTTCATCTGTTATATTATCTCTCTTTACTATTTTACCAAGCTGCACCCACTTCAATATTGCATCCATTGGAGGAAACTTTCCAGCTCTCCTTCCTGTTTCCATTACTCTTGCATGAAGTGGTGCCTTAATCTCAATTGAACTATCAGATGCTTCATAAACCAAACCACTTTCAAATGCACCTGATGCCTTTAAACCCATTTTAATGTAGTTCAGCACCAAGTCCTTTGTTGTTTGTTTACCAAACTCGTTTAATTCCTTTTTATACATCCAGGTTAATTGTAAAGTCTATTAAATAACCATCCATGTTTGCATCCATGTAATTTACCCTTTTAGTGATGTTTCCAACTGTCAAATCAAACTCATCACACACATTCAACTGGTTAATAAAATTAACCATGTCAGTGTATAACGGAACAAAGTATTTGTCAAATCTGTAATTCAAACCAGCCGGATCATTGTTTCCTTGATAGAATGTTTCAGATATGATTGACTTCATTCCAAGAAAGAATGTACCTCTGAAGTTAGCCAGATTCAAATACAATTGGCCTTGTTTCACTGGAACAATATCAACCTCGTAAAGATGCAGAAACTTGTTTGTATCAGCTTCATTTGTCTTTAAATTAGTGAATGCTCTTGTACCATGTGCAAACACAAATCCATTACTGGATGCGTAGTTGTCAAACGTATTGACTAATATTTGTAATTCATTCATTTTATTGTTTTCATTATGTCAGAGTAGTTCTTCTCAAATAGCTTGTTAACACTTCCCTGAACCGTTACAAAGGTACTAAAAAAATATATCTTTTCGTAAGTCAAATCTTCATAGTATTCCCACTTTGATTTGTCACCAGCAGCAAGTGAATCAATCAGGTTATAAATACCAAACTGATTCAATCGTTTTGCTCCACTCATTTCCATCGCAATCCTTTTATTTTCATCAACAAACAAATCAAGCTTTGATTCTCTTTCCCTTGCGTATTCCAGTTTCTTGATTATGGAATTAACCAATGAAAAGAATGTGTTTACTCTTAACAATGGAACAACAAACAATGGAATTCTGTAAACTATTTTGAGGGCATTACAGATGTCAACAAATTCGCCTGAACTCATCAATCTTCTTATGTAATCAAAGTCCTTGAATCGCATCTGAAACATATCCTTTCCCTTAAGTATGAATCTATCTTTTGGCTTAACCAATGGGAGCAATTCAAATGCTTCAATCTGTTGTTCTTTTGGTAATTTTATTAATTTGTATAATCTCATATCTTAAAAGCTTAAACCTGAAAATCCTTTGTTTACTAATTCAAAATAGTATCTCATGTAAATTGTATCCCAGTCATCAGGAGAACGCCCAATCAGTTCTTTCACCTTATCCTTTGGTAACAATTTTACTTTGCCATTCTTATCCATGTCAACCAACTTCACTGCTTCCATTTCTTCACTTATCAAGTCAATAAGTTGTTTGTCATTGCAAACCTCTCCTATTTGCTTGTTAACGATTCTTAATGCAATTTTATGTGAACACTGGCTTTTCAGATTGTCGTAATTCTCGCCATTCAATGCTTTTGAATTGTTAACGAATCCTTTGCATCTTAAAATATCAACAAGACCACCACCAACACCATCTTCATCTGCAACCACTCTTGATCTACTCACATTATACTGATTCATCAACTGTTTCACTTTATCAGCTAATTCAGTGATTGTATTTTTTGCGAATGCAATCCTTTTAATGCACACCCATCCATTCCACACTCTAATGACTGATTTATCCCTTCCTTGTCTTGCGACATCAATAGTTAAATAAGTGTCTTTGCCTTGTGTTAAATGAACAGGGTTGAAATAGTCCATAATACTATCGTAATCTATTAATGCAGTTGGATCGTCATCATATTCCCAATTGCCATAGTATAACCTCTGTTTACTGTTCTTATCCAAAGATAACAAAGATTCTAAATAAGATTTTGGAAGGTGTGGATTGTCAGTTGGCAATGCCTGAATAAACACCTTGCCTTTATCAATACTCTTATCCTTTGACTTCTTATAGAATTCTTTGTAAGTCCAATTCTTTGCTGGATTGCATGAACCTAATACCTTTGGAATCAAATCGAATTCATTTAGCTTATACCTACATCTTGACAGAACAATCTGCCATGCTTTATGAACTACTTGGTTGCACTCATCAATGAATGCACCACATATTTCCAATGAACCTAATGAATCGAAATTCGGATCTGATGGATACAGGAATAAATCTTTCAATAATATTTCACTACCATTGTTCCACTTAATTATATTTGATTGTGCATTGTAGGTAAATTGATCACCAATTTCAAGCTTTGATGTGAGTTCAAAGAATGAATTCAATGTTGTTTCTTTAAGTGATTTCAACTTTGACCTTCCCATTAACCACCTACTTCCTTTGTAAGTTTGGCACATCTCAATCAACCACAAACACCCCAATGCACTTTTACCTCCTCCAGCTGCTCCTTATTTTTGCCCCTTCCTAAATAAATAAGAAGGGACTAAAAACCTCCGTACAAAATCTCTTTTGACTCTGAATCTTTGAGAAAATGAACGGCATGTTCTTGTTTAATTAATAATTTCATTTATTTGTTTAATCAGGTTTTATTCCAGTTCCTAAACTTATTATTGTTTCAGTTTTTATTGCTTTGTCACCACCTTGTAGTGTTGTTTCTTGTTTATCTCTCCATCCGAATCTGTTCTTCATGTTCATGTACCAGCCAGTATAAGAAAAATCCTTATCCTTCAAATTTTTTCTTCCTGACTTGTTCCACCATGATTCTGAAAGCATTCTTCCTCTCTTTATGGTTTCCCAAAATTCAGGTTCTTCTTTCATCCATCTATCCCAAAGGTTATTTGAAAAGTTGTTCCTCCATTCATAAATCAATGCTTTGATTTCAACATCTGCTGCACCTTCAGAATAAAGTTCCAATACTTCTTCATGCCAGTTTTCAGGCAAAGAAGATAAATCTTCCTTTGGTCTACCTACTTTATTCATTTGTCCTAAATTTAATAATTAGTACAAATATAGTAAAAAATAATTTAATGTATCAATAGGATTTTTTAAAAGGTAAATATTGGAAGATGTGTTCTATAATTGGTAAAGTCCAACCATCACCTAAAAGTGATTGTGTTTTGTCTTCGTTTAAAATTTCACACCAATTATCAGGAAAACCTTGCAATCTACACATTTCAACCTTGTTAACTGTTCTTAACATTCCATTATCTAAATGTATAACAATAACACCGAATTTTTCTCTCGTTCTTAAGTGTCTTTGTGCATTTTCTGAAAACTCATCTACATAACAAAAACTTCTTTTTTCAATTAAGCATTTAGACTTTTCTCTTGGACTACTTCCTTGTGTAATTATTTCATTAAAATTTATTTTTCTATCTTTTGGGTTTGGTATATCGGTAACAATATCAAACATTGTTTTATTGCTTCTTACATTAGTCCAATAATATCTATCTCTCAATTGAGCAGTAACTAAACTACTATTAATTCTACAAGGATATAAACCTAATGCTCTACTCATAATTCCTATATCTTCTTTTCTTGCAGATGCAACATTTTCTTGTAAAAAAATAACATTTGGGTTTAAAAATTTTATGTGTTCTAATATTTCTATAAAAACAAAAAACAAACTGCTTTTATTTCCATTTATACCATCTCGTTTGCCAGATGAACTTAAATCTTGACAAGGACTTCCACTCAATAATAAATCAATACTTTTCCAATCAATATTCCATTCACGCCAATTATTTACATCGCCTAATTGTATTATTTTAGGATAGTGATGTTGTGTTAATTTAATTGCTGATTTTTTTATTTCACTACTATAATAATTATTTACTTTTATTCCTACATTATCAAGAGCAGTGTGTCCTGTACTCATTCCGTTAAAAAGAGAAAGTACATTAATTCCTTTGCTTTCTACTTTATTCATTTATCCTAAATTTAATAATTAAACCTTTTTATCTTGAAGCACTATTGCATTAACACCATAATCTTTTAGTTCTTTGATTCTGTATTTCTGTAATGGTTTGACTGTATCCCATTCTTCCTTGCATTCAATGAATAGTGGTTTCTCTCCATCCTTTAAACAAAGAAGATCAGGCAAACCAGGTTTATTTGTTCTAATAATGTTGATCACAAAATATCCATCTTGTTCAAATCTCTTTATTACTTTGGTTTGGTATTTTGAAGCCATTTGATAGGGTTTAATATAAATAAAACAATAAAATAAGATAAAAATATAAATATAATTTTAAACAAAAAATCATTATCTGTATTTCTAATAGAAATAAAACCAAGTACACATGAATATAAATATAAAAATAAAAATAAAATCATAATATTTTCTTAAAATACGAATTGGTAAAATCGAGTTTATTGCTCACTCTTTTATAGATTTCTTTTTCAATTCCTCCTTTGCTGAAGATGAAGTAAACATCATTTTCTTTTGTTCGTTCTTTGCTGGTCATTCTGTCTTTGCCCTGAATGTAAGACAATGCACTGAATTCGATATTGTAGTAAATAAGACAATCAGCAGTTGACAGATTCACACCTTCTCTGCTGCTTCTAACTTGTCCTAAAAATACCTTGTCATTTGATTGGTTAAATTCTTCAGGTGATTCAGTAAAGTTAGTGAATATATTTTTAAGCAAATTAAACTCCTCTTTGAAGATGTAAAATATAGCAATCTTTTTTCCTTTAAAATAGTCTTTTATAAATTCACCTTTGGAGGAATCAATGATCATTGAATTACCACTTTCAAACTTTATTGTTCCACTACATAGTTGATGTATCTTATTTTGCAATTTAACGCTTGTATCAGCTAATATTGTTTCATTCTTACCCTCTACTACTAAATTTTTCTTTAAGTCCTTTACAACCTTGTAAGTGTATGGTTTCATTTCTACTTCAAGAATGTGTTCATTTACCCTTTGATTGAATCCAGCTTCAGATTGTGTGAATGAAATGAAATAATCATTTATCTTATCCATTATCTTGTCTTTATACGCACCTGAATAATCATTGACCTTTGAATATCCCAAATCCCTTTGAACAACATTAACGTAATCTTTTGCCCATTTATAGAAATTTGAATACTCTTTGAATGGTGAATAAATATCTGACAGTCTAAACTGGTGAAATAGTTGTGAATATGATTCAGGACTTGGTGTACCGGATAACAAAATTAAACGAGCATAAGGATTGACTTTGACAATGGCTTTTAAATCTTTGTATCTTTTGGATGGTTTTGGATATGTACCAATTGAATGTGCTTCATCAATTACAATGGTTTGGAATTCACCTTTGATTTTGTGTAATGATTCGTAGTTGATAACAGTCAATTGATAGCTTGGTTTTAATAATTCGTAATCATTTTCAATTGATTTGATTGCTTTCTTTTTAGTCACAAATAATACATTGTCATTGCTGAATTTGTTAGCAAGTGATAAAGCAGTCAATGTCTTGCCACAACGTACTTCAACACTGAAATAAACAAGGTTGTGATTGATTAGTTTTGTATACCCTTCATCAACCAACTTTTGCTGGTAATCTCTTAATTTGATCATGATAGTACTATTGGTTTATAGTCATACAATTTTTGTCTTGGTATCTCTGTAATTTTACCAGTATCAAGATTCTTGATTGAATCCACACACTGCCAGGCTGATTTTTTAAATGAATCTTTCATCCAATCAGTTGACCTTGTTCCAATCATTTTTAGTCTTTTGTCTGAACTTGGTATCTTGAACTCATTGTGTACGTTCACACTTCCATCTGTGTTAATTAAGTTCTTCATTTCAATATAGTTAAATTTGCCTTTTTACTTACTGCCCTTAAATGTGTGTTTCTGTTGTGATATTCTAAAAAATCAGCATTAATATTTTTATCAATAAAAAAAACCTCAACCTCATTGTCTTTTTTATTATTCAATTTAGATGCTAAAAATTCAATATCTTTTAATTTAAGCCAGTTATTTACAACCTCGTTAAACTTTAAATTGTAGTGATCAATGTGTGTATTGTTTTCATTTAAAACCTCACCAGTAAATTGACAGGTGTCAATTCCATAATTAACTGAATTTTTAATTTTAACAACCTCACTTCTTATTGCAGTTCTACAAGCTTTTTTTATTTCAGATATTTTTGTTGGCCTTCCATTTATACATTTTAAATATGAAATATCAGTTCCTGAACCATCAGTTCTTTCAATATAGAAACAATTATTTCCATAAATAGTTCTTTTTATTTTAATGTCTTTTATTCCATCACCTTTTTTTTGCTCAAATGATGGATGCATTGTGAATAAATTCATTAAGAATTCTTTGTCTGAATCAATCAGGAAATCTTGTGAAAGAATTGCCTTGCATTTTTCTTTTAATTTAGTTTTGTTCATATTTCTTTATGTAATTGTACAAAGTTTTTCTTGATACATTTAGTACATCAGCTAACTTTGTTTTGTTAATATCCTTATTGCTTTCATAAACTGCAACAAATTGCTTGTATTGTGACTTATCACTGTTGCTCTTTATCACATCTTTTATTCCTTTTGTTTCTGTTGAATTACTTTTGATTTTCTTGCTCATTAAAACAAAGTATTCACTTAACTTTTCAGCAGCCAAAACACTATCTTTTGAAATCTCATTCAAATGATATTCTTCTTTATTGTCAAATGAATGCATTGAATTAATAAGCAAAGCAAATCTTGGAATGTATGATTTTTGTTTTGGAAGCATTGACTTCATGTACTCATTTTCAAAATCTGAATTCTGTCTATTAGTTAAGTCATTGAATATTCTTACCCATTCCAGTTTTGCATCTTCACTAAAATATGAAATAATTGGTTTTATTTCTTCATCTTCATATTCAATCAATCTTTGAATTTCTTCATAGAAAGTAATTAAATATTCATTCCACCAATCCAAAAATTCTTGTTTCATTTCTCCCTCATTGTACAATTCAACTTCCAATTCAGGAAAGCTGAACAACATTCTGTCAATAAATCCACTGTCTTTGTTTTGATCAGTATAAAATTCATCCATGATTGTTGGTTGTATTCCTCCCATTACTGGAATGAATGCTCTTTCAACAAAACTACTTTTTGAAGTTTTTCTGTTCATGTTTATTTCCTTACCACTCCAAGATGACAACCAATGTTCCAAGTCAGATCCTTGTCTGTACTTATTCATATCCTTAAACCATCCAGCAAGTTCATCCTTTAAAACTCCAACACCATTTTTATTTTCTGAATGCAATTCAACCAATGCTTCAAGTGTAATATCATTAACAATGAATTGTGTTTTTTTTGGCTTGTCAATCTTTTCAGTCAAATCTTGTTCAAACTTGTCCAGTTCTTTGTAACCTTCATATTTACCAATGTCTTTTATAAACTTTTTTATTTCTTTACTGTTCATTTTAGAAAGTGGAAAAGTAATATTGTTAATTGATGGTGTTTTTCCAATACCAGCTTTACCAATTAAAGCTAACCAAATGTTTGCAGTTTCTTGCCATCCTTTTTTAACCTCAACAATCAAACTATTTCCAATAACAATTGATGTAACCCAAAGCATTGAACAGGCCATGTAATCAATTGATGAATTCAATGTTCTGTTACATTCACTTATATATTTTTGAATTGATTCAGGAAACACATCCAAAGGAAAATCAATATCTTTATTTATAACCTCTACACTTTCAATCTTGTTTTCGGGCCTTTTACGCTCACCAAATCCTTTTTTGTATAACTCACTTGCAGATTCTTTAAAATCACCTCTGTGATTCTTATAAGTGTACACAGAATAAGGTGTCAATAGTTTTTCATTAGGATAAATTGTACCAGTTGAAAAAAGATACATGCATCCACTGTCTTTGTAAATGTATCCTGAATGTGGTGAAGTTGCACCAAATCTTTTGATAATGTACTTATCATTCAAATTCCTTACCACTTCAAATTCATCACCGATTAAATCAATGATTGATGTTTGGTTGTTATAGTCATCCCATGACTTAAGCAAGTTATCATTGATAACCTCTTTTTTTTTCTCCTTTATTATCTCCTCAACAAAGTTGTATGTCTTTGAACAACTCCATAGTATTTCCCTATCTTCATCACTAATATAGCTTATATCCTTGTAAGTTCTTTCAGTTAAATTCTTTTTATCATACAAAAAAACATATCCACCAATTCCTCTGCTTTCAATCACTGCTTCGTTATGATCTTTTAATTTAGCAATCTTTTTATTTCCTGTTGCTCTTTTAGACTTATAAAGAATGTGGTATCCAGCATTCATTGTTTTATAAATAACAAATTTTTCATCAAAATCAAAGATGTTATCTTTTAAAAATTCTAAATATTCATTCCAAAAAGATAGTTGCTCTCTGGCAGTTGAAAATACTTTCAAATCTACATCAATCACTTCAACATCTGAATATCCAGTTACCAATCCAACATTCTCTGTATTAAATAAGTTGTAATAGTTATTAAATTCTTCTTTTGTTGGTTGCTCTGTTTGATGTTTCTTCCACTTAATGTTCGGAAGCTTATCATTTTTAACAGTGATAAGAGAGAAACCCTCATCCAATAATCTGTTACACTTGTCTAATTCAATCATAGTTTAAAATAAAAAATCCCTTAATTTAATTGTTGCCTTTCTGAAATAACCAAACATCGATACAGGTGTGACAATTAAATATAAGGGATATAAATATCTCTTTAATCAATGTTTGGTTCACAAATATAATAAAAATTATTTAAACACCAAACTTTTTAAAAAAGTGTAACCCTTTACACACTTTTACACACTATTTACACACTTTTTACACACTTTTTTTTGACTTAATATGTTGTTTGTTAAGGTTTTAATAATAAAAAGTGTGTAATTTACACACTTTTGAAAAAAATAAATTTTTTTTTACTCATCTCTGAAAATCAAAAAACAAAGTGTGTAAAGTGTGTAATTTAAACACTTTTGTGACTTAACAATTTGTTCATCAATAAATTAAGCTAAAAAAAAGTGTGTAAAAAGTGTGTAAAAAGTGTGTAAATAGGGTAACACTTTACACAGTATTTACCCAATCACAAAAAATAAGGCATAAAAAAACCTCCATGAAGTCTTATCATGGAGGCATTAAACAAATTTAATTTTACACGTTTTTTCTTTGTTTAATTTATTTTAGAATGGATCACTTTCTGTTTCTACTTCTTCAGATTCAGTTCTTCCAAAATACGAATCCATGTAGCTTTGAAGAACACCAGCACAATCATTAGCCATTTTATCTTCAGCTTTGGTAATGTTATCGCCAATTGTGAATTCAGGACTGCTGAACTTAACTGCACCTTTTTTACCTTCCTTTGCTGAATTGATTTCAATCCATCTGTTATCCAGCAAGTGATTGTTGTCATTGTAGAAATCTGAATAAGCTTTTACACCGATTCCTTTTAACTGGAAGTTAACCAAATCACCATCAGGCAACATTGCATAAACCGATCGGTGATAAACACCTCCAGCATTTACAATCTTTTCTCTATTTTCTTTATAGAGGCCTTTTGCAATGTCTCCACCTTTAAATGCTTTCACATTCAATTCTTCCTTTCCAATTGAATAAACTTCATTTGAATAGATTCCACTTTCTGAAGCATCATTCCATCCTTTTACAGTGTGATAGTGTTCCAAGAATAAGAACTTCAAAGGTAATTCAACCTTTACATTTTCGCCTTTTTGTTTGTCATAATAAGCAAATGCTTTATCGTTTGACTTCCAATTTAGGTACTTTGTTACTGGTGTACCTGATCCAGTTGTTGGTCTGTTTAATCTCGCCATCTTTTTATGTTTTTTATCTCGCTTACAGATTATGTA